GTCGCGCCAGTCGGACGAATGCGCGCTTCATGTCATCGTTCATGTACAGAACGACGCCTTCCCCATCGCTTGCATTGAGGTAATCGAGCAGCTTGTCGATAAGGCCGAAGAACGTGTTCGCCGTCGCTTCCGTCGCCGTGGAGTTCGTGGCAATACCACCCGCGTCAATGAAGAGGTCGGCAACCTGACCGTATTTAGCGCGGGCCGCCGCCGTGGACAGACGGGTTTTCAGACCGACCGGGCCACCTTCCTGACCGGATACGGACGGGTCGCCCGTGATGAAATCGGTGTTGTACCGACGCGCCCAGTATTCGAGAATACCCATGGTCTGAATCTTCAGAGGATTCGTAATGAGGTCCTTACGATTCTTCAGCTTCAGATCGATACGCACGTTTTCACGAATCATGATTACTGATTCTTCGTGCATGTCAGGGGTGGTCTTCACGAGGTCGGGCGTCTCGTTCAAACGACCATACCCGCCCGAAGGCAAACCGCCGGGGTTGATACGCTGCCCACGGGCGACAAACGCATCGTTCATCGAAAACGGAATGTCCTTGAGGACGCTTTCCGTGGTATACAGAGAGGCAACAAGCCCCATTTGTGTTTTGGAGTCGCTATTTTTGGCGTAATCCGCCAACGTCATCGCGTTACCGGTTTGCGTTGTCGCCATCGGCGATTACCTCCCTGCTGTTGTTCATTCGGGTACTCTCTCTTACTCTTTCCTGTAACCTGTAACCTTACACGTTACAATCTGTTGGCATAATACCACATTTTTGTGACCGCAAGTCACACTTTACGCATTGGATCGGCGGGCATTCCCGTTCGTCACCTTCCTCCACATAGAGCCGAGGAGATCGTCAAACGGATCGGAGTTCGTTGTCTGTGTCCGATCGGAGGAGGGCGCGTGATTTGCTGATGCAGAACGCATCGGTTTTGTCTCAGTCTGCGTCTGCGCCTGTTTCGCGACGTACTCAGCAACCGCCGTCTGTTTCGCGGAGCTAATGATTCCGCTAATCAGCGCGGTAGCGTTGGCGACCGCAGAGGAGCGCTCGTCCCCTTTGACAAGGCCGGACATCGCCAACGCACGAGCGAGGGCAAGCGGCGAACCGTTATCGACGTTCTTTAGGTCAGGATTGACTTCCCCCGCCTGACGCAAATCGAGATCGATCCGATCTTGCAGCATCTGAAAATCCTTGTCCTGAACCTGACGCTGGTACTTCGCAAGCTGGAAATCCTTTTGTAGCGCGTCTTCGCCCTGTTCGAAGGTGATTTCCCCGTCCTCATACATCTTCTGGTACTTCGCCTGAAGAGTCCGCCAGGTATCCGCTTCCCATTTCTGCTCTGCGGTCTGCTGTTTCTCTCTGGCTTGCTGCCGCGCTTGCTCCTGTAGCTGCGCTTCGTGCCACGCCTGAACAGTGTCGAAACCGTTCTTCTTCGCCTCAGCGAGAAGGACACGCGCCGCTTCCCGCGCGTGTTCGGGAAGATCGTCTTCGGGCTTCGCCTCAGTCGCCTTCTGCGCCTCAGTCGCCGCCTTTTCCTCCACAGAGGGGGTGTCATTGGCTTCCGATTCGTTTACCGTTTTACCGTCGATGTTGACGAGCATCTTATCAACGGCATCGCCGAACCAATCGTCGTTTACCGGCATCGCGTTCTCGTTGTGACCGGGGTCGATCGCTTCGGTATACTCAGCGGTTCCGTCCGCTTCGTCAAAGAAGATGTTTAGAAATTGAAGTTCGTTCATAGGTTAACCCTTTTTAGTCCACTGAATAGGAGACAATGATTTGAGATGTTGTTCGAAGACAACATCAGGCACAGCGGTTTGATAACGGTTGGGGGCGTTCCACGCCTGATCTATCCCGGCGTCAATCAGCCGTTCGGCTTTCTTCGTCGGCTTGTTGACAACGACTTTCCGCCCCATCAAATTGGTAAATGTTCTGGTTGCCATTTCTACCCTTTCTTCTTTAGCCCCTCTCGCTGTGGAGGAGTCGGCATGTGGCGTGCGACGTGAAGTTCAAGCGCCGCTTTATTCATATCCTCACGGATTTTCGCAGAGTGGGAAACCGACTGTTCCAGCGTCTTAGCGCCGACCTCGGCCCGTGCCTGTCCTGCCGCAAGAAGCATCTTGAGTTGCGCTTCCTGCGCGTTTAACGCGAACTGCGCCTGTGTCGCCTGTTGTTGTTTCGTGTACTCACCCTGCAACTGCATCTGAAGGCGCTGCGTCTCGCCCCGCTGTTTGATCGCTTCCCGTTGCGCCGGGTCAGGCTGTGGCGGCTGACTCGCCATTTGCTGTTGAAGGGCTTGAAGCATCTGCACCTGAATCTCGCCGATCAGTTGCAGCATACGATCCGAGCGAGGAATCGCCGCCGCTTTCAGGAACACCTGTCCTGCGGGGTTCTGCGGGTTCAGGATGCCCTTATCGAAGAGATCGTACATTTCCTGAAGCTCACCCGCCGCAGACTTCGGTATCGCACTACCCGGACGGCAGATGACATCGACGCTTCCCCCGCCTGTCAGGGCCTTGAACGCCATTACCTGAGTCCGCGCCTGGTTGGGGTCGCCGGTGTCATCAATCCCCATGAGCCGAGGCAGGTTGCTTGCCGCGAATTGAGCATACAGCGCGATATCCAGTTCGTCGCGCTCCACGGCAAATTGCTCTATCCGCTGAGTGAATAAGCCTAACTGAGTCCTATCCGCTTCCTGCAAGAGTTCGATCGCTACGCCGGACGTAACACCAGGAGGGGCCATTGCGTTTGTCTGATCGTGGATACCGGCGATGTGTTGCATATGCAACCACGCCTGATCGATCGCCTTCCACACGTCAGGTGTCACCTGTGGCGGGGTGAGGTAGTTCGGCTCAGGGATGCCCCCTTGCGCGTCCCAATGCAGGACACGCAGAGTCCGTTTATCCTCTACATCGTCCACAAAAGCGTCTGCCCCCGCCTTCGCGCCGTATCCCATGACCACGGTGTCTTTGAGTGATTCGACGTGGTTCAGGATTTTGGTACAGTAGCGATTCACCTCTACCTGAATCGGCGCAAGAGACCGAACGATACCCAGGCCGTACGGGTGCGCTGCCGCTTCCTTAAACACGAGACGGGCAAACGGGAACCGCCATTTGTCCTTCAGCGGCATCGGTCCCGCGTGTAAAAGCCGTGACTTTGTACAGCAAATATATCTGCCGTTCGGAAATCGCTTTGTCGGGCGTTCGTACATCGACTTCACGCGAACCGAGCGTTTCGGCGTTTCCGCTATCTGAAACGGACCAAGCGAGGAGACGCCACCAAACCGAGCGCCTTCGGGAAGGTACGAATCAAACCAGTTGCCGTCTGAGTCGGCATCGGGTTGTATCTCCATCCCGAACTGTTCCTCGGCTTCGCTCAGGTCCATCACATGGTCTTCGATGATCCATGCTGCTTTTTTCCATGTGCGGGCGCGAGGGTCAACCAGGATAGCGTAGGGCGGGATGACTTCACTTTCCACGTCGCCGATCTTCGCGGACACTTCCCCCTGTACGCTCCCGTCCGGGTTCATAAGCGCAAGCGGAGCATCACAATCGGGTTCCCACGTGTCTTTCAAATAACACACACCGCAGACAGATGCCCACCACACGAGGTCAAGCATCTGCATGGGGCGATCGTGTTTCCTCCACAGGTGGGAAGTGATCGCTCTTGCTTCGGCGGCTGCGTCCTGGGAAAGTTTCGAAGGGTTGCGCGGGGCCGGGGTCGAATCCGGCTTGTTTTTAGTCGCCAGAGCACACATGGAATCGATTAGAGGGCGGATAAGGTTGTGCTGTACGTAGCGGTCGATCTCATCGTCAAACGCAATACTGATCGCCTGGTGTGCGGTTTCGTCCCATGCCAGCCATTGGCGGTCTTCGTACATCGCTACGCCAAGCGTCCATTCACGCTCCGCAACGCGGCGATTTCCTTTCGCAACGGTGAACCGCTGATTAACGAGTTCTACAAGGTCTTTTTCCTTGCCGTAATTCGGGGGAGGGGGCAGAGGCTTGCCTAACTCGTCGGGCGTTGGTTCGCTCTGAACGTCCGCCATGGGGTAATTTGAGTTACGCGACGTGTTACCGTTTTTCGACCAGGGAAGGGTTAGCCTCATTGACTTGGAGTTTATCAGGCGTTTCACGTGAAACGCAAGGGAGACCAAAAACCCGGCAAAACTCTTCGTTTGACAAAGTACCCCGGAACTCCTGGTAGCCCCGTTGCATTTCCTGTGAAGGGGACACAGGTTGTTTCACGTGGAACGGAACCCCGAAATGCTTGAGGAAAGGGAACTCCTGTTTCGAATCGTTGAGCGTCTGCCACCGATAAACGGCGACGAGGAAACAGGCGACGTTGAGAAGGCCGGTTAAAGAGTGGGGCATTCGATCACTCTGCGTTTGAAATAATCAGGGAAAGGCGTATACCAGAACTCAGTATAGATCTTTAAGTATTCTTCCGCCGTCAAAGGAATGTATTCGCCTAAGACGATCCGTAACCCTTTGTTGTTCTTTGTGAACCACGCATCGCCGTGCTTTATCATCCGGGCGAATCGGGTGATTTCTTCCTCGGTCATTGCTTGATCCTTCCCGATTCCTGTTTCAAACGTATAATCTGATTACCGGTGACAACGATCCTCCCCGACAACCTCAATTCGCGACGGAACCGCTTTCTATTCGCTTTCGCGCTACCGGAAATAGAAACGTGTTTTTCCTCCATAAGGCGGGAGAGCAGTTCGATGAAGTTTTCCCCCTGCGCGTTAACCATTTGACCCTATCTTTCTTTCCGGGGGCATCTTGCTTGCCCTCTTTTGCGCGTCGGCGATCATCTTATCTGTGGGTGAGCGATCCACAAACGCGAGGTACGCGGTTCCAATCGCGATGAGTAGCTGTATAACCGCCTGATAGACCGGTATGTGGTGGTCGAAGAACGGAATAGCGGCGTTCCCTGAGTTGACCAGAATGTACGCCGCCATTCGCGTATAGTAACCGGGAGCGGTCACGATGTCGCCTCATTGACCGATTTTTCTTCCACAGAAGGAGCGGACTGATCCAATAGCGCAACGACATCCGCTTTCTTCGCTCCTGCCGGAACCGTAATACCACGATCGGCGGCGATCTTTAAGAGCGCGTCTTTCGTGTAACCACGCCCGTCTGTCGTGTCTGTATCGCTCGCTGCGACCGGTACACCGTCAAAGCTGGGTTCTGTGACGGGAATGCCCTCTTTCGGCTCTGTGCGGGCTTCCTGAGCGCCTGTAGGGGCATTTGTGGAACCCATGACTTCGGCGATCTCGAACGATTCCCCGCTTGAGATCGCAACCCAGAGCGCATCGAAGAACGGCGTGGCTGCATCTTTTGCGGTCTCCTGCCCTTCCTGGGTACACTCACCTGTCTTCCACAATCGCTGATCGGTCCCGTTGGCGTACTGCGCGACGAGGTAGACGACATACGAATTAGGTTTCGTGAGTCCCTGATCTTCCGTCGATTTGATGTAAATACGGCGAACATCCGCAAGGTTGACCGCTTCGTTGTTGGATAATCGGATGAATGGCATAGGTTAAATCTTCCTCTGGTTTCGGTTTTTCGACCGCCACTTGCCATAGTACAACGGTTGTTTCGAGTAGTCAATTTTTGGAACTGGCGGCTCTGTGGAAGAGGGGCGCGGGTGGGACGACAGGAGGTAGCGAAGGGTATCAGTGGGGTGGTCCTCGATCTTCGCCGTTTCGCAGTCCTCCGGGTTCGTCTTCGCTCTGATCTGAAGCGGGAAGACGCGAATCAGATTAGCGCAGTTCTGGGCGACACGCAGGAACGGCGTCACGCGCCGATGTTCGTTTGTTTCCCCCACAGAGGGGTTGACAAGCGTTCCAGGCTTTAAGACTTCGATATCGTCATCGTGGAGGTAACGTTTAATGTTCGCCCAACCGTGCAAGCGATTGTTCGACGCCGCAACCATCTTGAGTCCAGCTGCATGGAACGCGGTAACGTTCGCCATGGCTACGCCGGTAGTCTGATCGCGTTTCAGCGCCCACATAGCGGGATCGGCGTAGATAGGAACTTGCCAGGGTTGAAGATTGTGTCGCTTGAGACAGGCGAGAACATCGGCAGCCTGTTCCGGGTCTGTCCGGTTAGCGCCGTACACTTCGTCGATAATCAGGACTCTACCACGGTCGTCCACAACGCCGAGCAGGAAACAGGCAGGAGCGCCAATACCCCAGTCGTAACCACCGATTCGCTGCCAATGGCGTTGAATCTCCACAGAGCCGAGAACGAACGTGTGTCTGTCCTCATTCCATTCCGTAAAGAACCGAGTTCCACTGACGAGGAACGCTTCTTCGTCGTTCCCAGGGTATTCCTGCGCGAACTTGGTTCCCATTCCCGGTTCGGCGATCTTCTTGCGCCTCCACAGGAGTTTGCGATTCGTCCGCTCTGTGCCGAACAGAACGTCAAGACTGTATTTGTTCGCCTCAGTCACTTCCGCGTCTGTACGGGCAAACTGAGGCGATGCAGAGGCGTCCTCGTACTCGTCATGTTGCCACCACGCAAAGAACCGCGCCGTGTATCCGGTCACCCCGTCTCTGGCAAGTCGGTATTGAGCGCAAAATACTTCGTCTTCTCCGTTGGCTGTAGACTCAAAGAACACGTTTCCAGCTCTGGGAACCGACTGCAACAACCCGGTGAGAATCGACGGATCAGGCCAAAATGGTAACTCTGAGGCATGAAGGTTGTGAATTGTCCTACTTCTACCAGCCGTCCTTGAACCAGCGGTAATAACACTGATTCTTGACCGGATATCAGGGAAATAGAGGTGCCTGGTTGAGTTTCCAGCGGTTCGAGGTCGTTTTTCATCAGGTAGATACTCCCAGAAAATACGCATCTTCTGAAACAGGGTTTCCGTGTTCCCCGCTTCATCAGCCATAACGACGGTGTTAACGTCGGTGTTGTTAACAGTTATCAAGAAGTAAATAGCGGCTATAAGAGTAGAAAATCCGAATTGGCGGGCTTTCAGGATGATTTCCCTGAGTCCATGCGGATTGATGACGCCTTCCCTCCACAGAGGGCAAAGTTCGTCGAGAAACGCAATCTGAATCGCGTTCGGTTCAAAGGGTATCAGCGAAGGGGGTTCGTATTTCTGAATCACCGCGCCGCTGGCGTCTTTGACTTCCTCCTGCCCCTTGGTCTGTATCCAGAGATCGGAGAGAAGAACGGTGGGACGATCCGTCACCGCTTGAGGGATTGCTTCCTGTTCTTCAATCCGCTTGAGGATCAGCTTCTCTTCCTTCTCCAACCGCGTTAAGACGGGCATTGAACGCTTGCTCTCCTTTCTCACGAAGTGCAAGGGCTTTGCCAATATCCGTCATCATGTACGCTTTGTCTACCAAAGTACCGAAAGCAACGGATAGCTGCGGAAGCGTGGAAGCGTCCATCTTTTCTTCGTCATTCAACCGGGCAAGCATCTTTTCCGCCACAGTAAGGATGATGGAGGCAAACTCTAATTCGTATTCCCCCGCCTTTTCCCTGACCCGTGGATCAGCCGAAGCTTTGGTTTTACCGTCACGCCAACAGGCTATCGTCGTAAACGGCACACCGGTCTGACGGCAAGTCTCCAGCAAATTGCCCTTGTTCGAAGCCAGAACAAGAAGCGTTTGGGCGATATCTTCCTCTGTATAAGTTTTCTGTCCCTTTGCCATACAAAGCGATTATAACGCATTTTCGTTCCAACTGTTACAAAAACAAAAACCCCCTTGAGTCTTAAACTCAAGGGGGTTGCACGTGAAACATCTTCCACAGTGGTCGTGTTAGACCGGACACCTCTTCATTTCTTCCATATCGCCTTCCTTGCCGCTTCCACGATCTGAAACGCTTCAGCAGCCTTCGTGGGGTCTTCCGTGGGTATTCCTTTGACCATAGACCGAGTGAAATAAACCCACTCAAAACCAAACAAAACAAAGGATGTTTTCCACCAGCCCGGTCTACTATCCACAGGGAAAGCGACACGCCTAATCGTAGACCCATCAGGGGTAAACCACACACCTTGAGTATTCCACGGTTCAGAACCCCGGATCGCCAATTCCTTTCTCGCCTCCTCGGTATAAGGAGACTTCTTCGCCTTCCCCTTCTCACTGGCGTAATACCGTTTCTGTCGTTCTGTGAGTGACATCACACCACCCCCTTATCCCGTTCCATCAAAACACTGTAACGCTGTTCGACGTAACCATTATCAATACCCATTTGCATCTCAAACGAATGCACTCGCCACCCTTGAGAAGCCATTTTGTTGATCGTGACGGTAAGCTCGTCGGTATTCATACCGGAATGGATTATCTTATATTCTTTCATCACACTACCTCCTCTCTCGTTTGTTCCAAACGAGATTCTTCCACAGTGGGGATGAAGGGTTCGATCCAGAAAACACGAAGGTTTGGCAATTCGCCGAAAAACTTCATGTTCTCCACGTGATTGTAAAGAAACATCGGATCAAACTCAGTTTCTTTAACACCGGCGAGACGAGCAAACTGAAACGCAGTAGCCCATGCTGCGCCTACATTCACACCATCGTGTTCCCCAATCAAGGGCTTCTTACAGGCTACATCCCACATACCCGGCCCTGCCGGTGCTTCCACCACAAGGGCGGAATAAAGTACAACCTTGCTCACGCCTCCACCCCCTCTCCTGTAACCAGACGCCCGCCGTTCTTAGCAACCTTAGCACGAGCGCATTTCAACGCTTCCTCGGCGGTAGAAAACAATTTCGCAAAACCCGGAGCGTTTCCGGTTTCAACAACGCAAAACGCCGTACTCGTCTTGTACACAACGATAACAGAACCACCCTGCCGACTCTGACTAATTTTCATCTTCCCTCACCAAACCCTTTCTTTTCTCCCACAGTGGAGGGGTTACTCACCCCTCCCCGGTTAGTTACAACAAATCAATCCAACTCGAAAAGCTCACGACGATTCACAAGAGTGGTATCCCCATTGAAAAACAAAGTATTTCCTACCACAGTGTAAGTAGAAAAATTAATGACTTCGGATCTGCTTTTCAAACCAGCACAAAACGTAGCCATCTCGTGAAGTTCTCGAAACTCACAAGTGATACTGCGAAATTCGGCATCCCCATTCACAACGCGAAAAACCTGGTACACAACATAAAACATCTTCCTAACCCTTTCTCCGACTCAACGTTACCGACACCCCTATACTACCCCATGTTATACACTATGTCAAGGTATAACACGATTTATTTTTTCGATAACCATTCCTCTACCAACTTATCCGATTTCGCCCGGTTACATTTTTGGCAAGCCAAAACCAGATTGGATATCTCGTTCGCCCCTCCTTTCGACCTGGGTACAACGTGGTCGATTTGTAGCCGCTGGGTGGAACCACAGTAGACACATTTTCCTCCACAGGAGAGGGAAACGCGCTCTTTCAAAGCAACCTTACGCGCTTTAACCGCCTGTTTTTGGCGCTCCTTGTTTTCTTGATACCAGCGTTTACACTTCTGGCGATAGGGTTCTCGTTCGTACGTTCGAGTCCGGGCAAGATCACACACCCTGCACCAGCACTGTAAACCGTCTTTGGTGCTACGATCCCTATAAAAGTTCTGTGGCGTAGCCTCCTTGACTACGCCACATTTCGGACACCGTTTTTCAGTTTTCAGTGTTGTATCCTGCATATCCCCATCCTGTCCCGGTCACGCAATTACTTCCACAAGCACGGCGGAATCGCTTCAGCCAAACAGAATAGTTAGCATCACCGGGAACAACTTGCCACCTGACGCTTTCAGTATAAGTATCTCCCAGATGAGATACACCATACTTCTCGCAAAACGACTTCGCAGTCGCTTCAATCTTCGCTTCGATCTCATCGGTCAGCTTGACAACAGGTACAAAAGCCATCGGATTTCTCCTCAAGTCAGGCGATTCGGCTATCCCTCCCGACACTCACACTATAACACCTGTAATACCCTATGTCAAGATATAACGTAAAAACCCGGTATCTTGCCCGCACAGACGCTTATCTCCCCCGAAGGATAGAATCATACCGGAAACATCATACCGAGCCTGTACGGGCGAAACTTACCAGTAATTCAGCGAAATTCTAAACCTTCGGCGTCTTACTCATCGTCTGCGGACCTTTCCGTTTGGGCTTTTCCTCCACAGGTGGAACGGTGGTAGCCTCTGGTATCGCCTCAAACGGGTTTTCGAAATCCTCTCCCTCACTGGTAACCGCTTTCCGCTCTGTGGAGGAAAAAGCCTCCTTGCGTTTCCATTGGATCGTCTTTACCAGCTTGCCAGAGTGAGCAGGGATATGTTTTTCTTCGGCTATAACGAACCCGGCGTTAAGCAAAATCCCACAAACACGATCGGCTTTAGCCTCCACAGTAGCTCGGTCAACCTCTGGCAAATAAACACACATCCTGTCGATTAAGCTTTCATAGCCACAGGGACCACGTTCACCGTAAACATAAAGGTTATCTTTCACCCAACCGGTAAGCAACGCACATCGATACCTGTGATACGCCTGTAATTTCGGACCATCCTCAGTTATCCCCTGCCGCTTCAGCGCCTCTATCTCCTCCACAGGGTAGGAAGCGCAAAGAGCGTACAGGGGCAGTGTGGGGGCATACTGCGTATACCCCAACGGCTCCCCCTTCAGCGTTATCACCACCGTCTCTCCCCCGATCGTGCTGTAGCACCATTCCTGGTCAAACCATGATCGCAACACGCCAGGAAGAAGTATAGCGTCTTCAAAGAAACACATCTCAGGGAACGGAGGTCGGTTGTAAGTGGGGACTTTTCCACCCCGGTACATCTCCTCCACAGTGAGGATGTACTCCCCTATCGCTTCCTCATTGGCTCTCAGAGCCTCTACAATGCTCTCTGTGAGCATTCCGGGCACTGCAGATACTCTTAGCGTCAACCGCTTCTCTGTCTCGTCCGCAAACGGATCGTACTCCACCCACAGGGAGATACCCCTCTCCTGACAACCCGCCACCAACTGTTCGATCGTTATTGTTTCGCTCATCATCTTAACCCTTTCTTGCTTCGCTCTTTCTTAAGCGGCCTATTTCCCCACTACAAAAGTGGGTTTAGTGGCTTTAGTGGGTTTCTTACTATTGAACCAGAAAGCGTATCGTGTGCGCAAATGTGTACGCGGGGGAATAGTTGGAAACCCACTAAAGCCACTAAACCCACTTTGTACTACAAATGTAGTTTTTGTTGGTCTTTGATGTTAGCTTTCAGCCTCCATTTATTAATTCCGCCTCCTCCCATAGTTCCGATCAGTTTCCAGTCGCCAAATACCCGATCTCGCATTTTTTGCAGTTGATTTCCGAATGATTTCGATGCCCCTCTATCATAAGCGTCTGAAATCAATTCGGCTTTCTCGGCAAGGACGATTAAATCCTTCGATAACGCTTCTTTCGGTTTTTTCTGTTCGTCGATCAATTCCGTCGCCCACAAACTAACAAAGTAGTTCCACTTCGCAGTAAGCGGGTCCATATTAACAGCCCTTTCTTTCTCATTTCCCAGGAAACCGTTGCATCGGCAAAAGGCTAACACGCCGCCCACAATCCGCGCCCAGCGTTCGAAGGAACCTTTTGTTACAATGGTCTGTTCGGGTCGTCCTGCTGCGATCCAGGCGGCGAGAACGGTTAGAACGTCGGACATGATATCCACTCTGTGGAGGTCGATGTACGAATCCAGATCGGCGATACGGAACTCTGTTCTGTCCTCCGGGCGTTCCCAACCGCTATCCAGACGGATGGATACGGAACGGCGAACCATATCCCGGTTCGCCTCGGCGTTGTTCGAGGTCGCGACCGTCGTCAGATACTTCGGGAACACCGTGATCTCTGTGGAGGTTTTGAGGAGCCGGGTAGACCACGGATCGATAGAGGTGAGAAGCGATTCGAGCGCGGTGGAGGCAAGGACGCCGCGCAGGTTATCCAGAAACAGAACCGGGGGAGCGTCCTTCAGCGCTGCTCCTAAAACCTTCGTCCATTCCGCTTCCGCCTCATCCGATTTACGCGACGTGGGGGCCTCCCACGCGCGGGGGGACGGCGTTGCTATCCGGATCAGGTTTCGCGCCAGCTTCGATTTTCCCGTTCCCGCCGTGGGAGCCTCAACGAGAAACATCGGCGCTGTGTCGTTGATGTAGGGGCGCAGAAACTGGGTGAATAGAAGCGCGGCTGCGTGGGATCGGTCGGCATCAGTATCGAACGGGAAATCGCCGAACAGACCATCGTCCGCGAACAACCGCTTGAACGCCGCTACCGCGTCTTCCTGGCTTGCCCCCTTTGGTGCTGCATCTCCGATCCCATAGGTGGCGAGATACACCTTGTCCGCCGCATCGTAACCGGGGGTAGAGATCAACTCCCCCGCCTGGGAGACGATCGGCGAAGTAACGACCGATCGAAGCGCGGGGAGAGTCGCTATCTGCTCGGCATCGGATAGCATATCCTTTGCCGTCGTCCCCGGAACCGGAACGTTGTACTCTATCGTCTGTTCCTTCATCGACCCGTCCGGCTGTCGCTTCCTTTCCAGCTTCCGCCGTTTCCAGTTTGCGACACGCCGCAACCTGTGGAGGAGACGTTGTTCGTCTACACTGTCCACCAGAACTCCGGACGCCTCCGGGTCACGCACGACACGCGATATCTCCCGTCCCCACACATACAGCACGGGCGGATCGTTGAACTGCCGGATAGCATCCCATGCCTCCGCGCTGATATCCCGGTCCTCTTTGTTGCTGATAATGATGGTCGGTAACTCTGACTCATCAGGGGCCGTTTCCCCCTCGGCAAGCGCCGCCGCGTTCGGGCGTCTCGTCTTCCCTATCTTCGTCATCGTCCCAGGCGGCGAGTAAAACTCACCTGTGGAGGAAATCGCCTTCTGAATCGTCATCTCCCCGTATGTCTGAGAGCCGCGCATCTCATCCCACTTATCGCGCATCAGTCCCGATCCACGGAACAGACGATCCATCTGCGCCGCGTCTCCCGCGCAGTAAAATGCGAGGTGATTACAGAGCGCCTGGTCCGCCGCACTGTCGTCCCCTCCGTAGGCGCTGGTATCGCCAGAATAGAGTCGCCCTATCTCAACACCATTTCGGCTCTGCAACGCCACAGAGAGCAACGTGGAGTCTTCTACGGGCATTGCAAGCGCGGGCCGCTCCCGCTTCTCTGCTATTTCTCGTTGCGGGAACAGTTTGTATAGATCGTCTATCGCCTCCTGTGCGGGCCAAATAGAGCAAGGGTATTCTGTTAACCTGTCTCCTGTCACCGTCAGGAATTGATTCGACTGGGACATTTCGAATGACGAACAACCGGGGATTTTATTTGTCTTCCGATTCCCCTTCTGTGGAAGAGAACCTTTGACGAAAATCCGCAGACCGTTCCCGCTCGGCGTTCGTTCGCTATAGGAGTTTAGTTTGTTTAGAACGTCTCCGGCAAAGTCGGATAGGCGCGTTGTATCCAACGCGCCTTGTTCGAAACAATCGTCTATGTCGATAGCGACGATACCTGTTTCCTCGGTCAAAACGAAACCAACGCCGGTCTGCATCGCTTCGTCTTTGCCGGGGAGGAAGTAATCGAGACAATAGACCGTTCGTTCAAAATCCATCCATGTGGATGGATTATCCGGTTCGGCTTTACGCTCGGTTTGTTTGCTCGGTTTGTAGTAAGGGACTTTAGTCAATCGTCCTTGCTGGTTATATTCAAGCCGCCACAGAACCCACTGAGGGATTCGTTTTAGCTCGTCGGGGATGTTGGATAGTAGGGATTTGTTCATTTTCGTTGCAGTAGAAATCAATCCTCTGTGGAGGAAGAGGGATAGATACCGGAAAGCCCTAAGATGCAGTAACCTTCCTGTAGACCGAAACGGGTATCGTCTAAGCGGTAGATCACTTCAGCATGAAGGAAATCACCCGTGTACTCTTGCTTCTCAGGGTCGTATTCCTGCAGGAGCAGGGTGTCCCCCACAGAATAGGGGCGGTCGGCCTTGCGGAGTTCGAAGGGCTTGCGGCCTTCCTTGACAGCTTGAAAGTATTCGGGCCGGGTTTTGAGTTTGTGAATCATCGTTGTTTCCTTCACCGGGGAGAGATCAGGGCGGCTGCTTCCTTGCAGGACTCAATGTGTTGTTCCAGCATTTCAATGCCTTCGGGAGTAATACGTCCACTGTCCTTTAAGACTTCGAGGATACGCGGCATACCCTGTGCTGTTCGTGATAAGAGGTCGTGCGCTCTTTCTATCGTCTCTCGCTTCCGTTTCCTGTAAGCCCGGTTCCGCGTGTTCGCGTCGGGGTGTATCGCTTTTCGTCCCATTGTCGGGATAATCCTTTCATATGTAGGGGAATACCTGACAGGATGATAACATACTGGGACGAAAAAAGGAAGGTAGAAAGACTTCTACCTTCCTGTTCGCGCTTCTGGTTGTGTTGGGGTTTTACTTCGGTAAAGCGGCTGCGGCTTCTTCGCAGGATGTAACCATGTTAGCCGACCATTCCTGTAATTGCGTGTAAGCTGTGTCGTTTTCGCCCCGCTTTAACCCTTTCACCGTTTCTGGTAAATGATGAAAGAAATAAGCGCAGTCTTTCAGTACCGTTCTCGCCTTCTCTATCGCCTCTTTCTTCCTCTGTCGGTAGCGGGCTACCTTCGCCGCTTCCTGTTTGGGGTCTTTGTAAGGCATTGATTTAGTTTCCTTTTCCGTCGAACAAAACAGTTTCAATCAGAAACAGAAATGATTTTATTATCAAACAAAATGCGATCTGTACAATTCCTGCAATCGCGATCCCGTTTGCTTTAACATTTGGCGCAATTAAAAACACCAATAAACAACAAACGACGAATAACAAAACGTAACAAATGCCCGCAAAGGTGTTTGCGGGGCTGGGTGTTTTTATGGGCATCATAAAACCCTTTCTTCAAACATCGGATTTTTCCGATTGGCGGCAGGAGAAACGGAAACAAAAGACGGTTCAGGCCGTTTGTTTCCGGTTTCATCTTTCGTATAGTAAGCTGTAACATCGTAGCCTTCTGTGGTAAGAATCGCGTGGTTTATAAACGCCGTTTTTTGCGCTTGTTTTGTGTAAAGAGTGATGTAAGTGTCGGTATATCCGCCGACCTTCCGATTGTAGGGCGATCGAACTCCAAATTGGTCCCTGGGGACGCCAGCTTTGATAAGCGCGTCAATCGCGTATTGTGTTTGTTGTAGTGTTTTAGCCATCTTCTCTAACCCTTTCTGTTTTCCACTTTACCACGGGTAACGTCACCCTGTCAAGAGCCGGGGGAAAAAAGAGACGCCCACCGGTTGAAGGGCGGGCGTCTCATCCGTGGAGGTAAAAGCGGAGGTTATAACCGGGTGATTCGGCGTTTGTCCCCGCTTTCGATCAGGCTGATAAGATGATCGATGCTGGCATTGGAAAGCGTTGTAGAATCCCAGTCGCCGGTCGCAAAGTTGTACGTCTCGACTTTCAACCGAAATGGTTCTACTTCCGTCCGTTCCTCCACAGGAGGGAGAGGAATGACGAGTTCGTGCGGCTTGAACGAAAACAAATAGCAACCATCTAATCCGTACCAAGTGAATGGGTCTTCGCAGACTGCTTTAAAAGTACGCCCTTTCGTTTCGAACCGATCCCCCGGCTTCAGGCTGTCGAACCGAACGGTTTTCGGTGCGTCGGGTTGCGGAGTTGGTTGGGGGTTGGGTTGGGGAACAACCATCTGACCCCTCGGTAAACCAATCAACTCTTCGCCGTTTTCGAAGTCGGCGAGAAAGTTATCGTTAGTCCCTTCGCCGACTAAACGGAATACCGTTTCTGAACCGGGTAATCCGAAGTGGCTGTTCACCGGAATAGATTGGATCGGTACAAGGCCGGGAGGCATCTGATTTTCTGACCGTTTTCTTTTTTCGTAATCGGTCTTTTTCTGGCTCTGGTACGTAGTCGTTCCAAAACCACCATCGTCGTCATTCACCCCCGCCCCCCCCTGTGGAGGAATCATCGACTGGTAGCGGGTCGGGGTCTTTCGTTTGCTCGGGGAGGGAAACGATAACGACAGGGCGTTCTTTGAACCATCCCTCTTCTGTGTTGCCTCTGCCTAAATCGACGTTCGTCGTATCACTGTTTTTTTGTTGGCGTGTGACGATCCCGGTGATTCCACACAAATAATCTGCAACGCCTTCCTGTTCTACAAACCGAAACTTCGCCCCAACCGATAACGATCCGAGTTCAACCGTGGCGGGTTCCGGCCTGGAAACTACCACCACCTTTGTATCGGCGAAATCCCAACCTTCGATCTCGGTGTCACCATGTGATGAATAGCATATTGATCTACCTGAAGGGTTGTATGGTGTCAGGCTGGTTTGGTCCTCCGATATCTTTTCGTAGACTGTCGTACCGCCGGTGTGCGTGTATTTCGCTCCGATCGGTAAGCTGCCGAGTTCTACGATTTCTTGCGGTTTTTCTTCCACAGGGGGGACGCAAACCGCTGCGCCGTCTTTCATCTTGTCGATGATCGATCTCAACCGGTAGAGGAAATCGATGTCGGGGTTGTCACCGTTGACAGCGATAAGGCGGTCGTGAATCCAGGCAAGGAACCCGTAGTCTGTATCGGTGGAGAGATTTAACAAGCGGTCGCTCCACCGGTCGGTTGTTTTTTTGCTTGTGTACCAATCGGTTGCTGCCTCCTTGGTCTCCGTTTCGCTCCGTGCCAGGGGTTCGGTTCGGAGGTCAAGCCGCGTTTCGTCCGACTCTAAGAACCGTTCCAGAAGATCGCACAACGCTTGCCGGTTTTGTTGGGGTACGACACCAGTCAACAACCACATGCTACCTTCAGGAACAGCAACTAAGAGTTTCCCTTTGTTTCCCCCGTCCCATTCCACACCCCAAAACCGAGGGTGTAATTTCAGATTCAGCCGCTGCCCGTCTGTTCCTACGATCGTCTTTTTCATCTTCAAACCCTTTCTTTTCTGTGGAAGAAAGGAGCGGAGGAAACCCTTTCATTCCCCCGCTCCTGTGTGTTGTCGTTATAGTGTGTTGTTTTCGGGTAGCGCCAGAGGTTCTAAACGGAGGTCTAAAACCGGTTCGTCGCTGTCGAAAAACGCCGCCAGTTTATCGCAAAGTGGGGAACGGTTTTCCGGTTTGATGAACTGGGTTATGACGTACGGATAAGGCGCGTATCGGTCGGCGACGACGAGACACCCGTTGGATATCTCGCTATCCGTTCGCACGGTGCCGAAAGAGCGTATCTCGTCAACAATTATCCGTGACCCTTCGGGAGAAATGATTGTTTTAGCTGGTACGAATGCCATGATATTTCTCCTTAAAAATCCGCGCTCTGCTGACCCGCAGAAGCCCCGAAGGGGTTAGCGACCCGTCCCGGTGCCTGGGGAGCCTGTACGGGGCGCGTAGGGGCTTGTGGGGCCATTTGCTGCGGTGCAGGCTGCATCGTGTTGGCGTCCTCAAAGAACATTTCCGGTGTAACCGGGTAGTCGGGATGGGGTTCGACCATACCGAACACCGAACCGGTGCCGTCTTCGTTGGGGAGCATCGTCAGATAGACGTGGTGGTTCTGGAACTTGTAGAAGTCCAGCTTCGTGAACTGCTCCTCAGTCAGCATATTTCCTCCACGGAGGGAGAACATACCGTTGAGTAGCTTGGTGAGTGTGGCGCGGGAACCGCCGTAATCGACTTTTGTCCGCACCCAGACGAGACGCCCGGTGTCGGTTTTGAAGGTGAATTTCCACTTTTGTTCGTAGTCAGCGGGGTTCTTGCTGTCCTTGGGTTTGCCGTACATCAGTTCGGCGGGGACAAATTCAATGTCCTGAAAGATGGAGTGAAAGCGACCGATTACCGGTTCGTCCGTGACGCGATTACCTACATGCGGCATGGTGTTATACCTTGTCCTTAGTGTTTCTTCTGCCCCGCCAGTTCGAGGACTCGTCAGCTTGTGACTGGGATTGGTGGTTGGTTAGAGGTCAAAAATGTTCTACGATTTTGATCCCATATACCGCTAACATTAATTTCTTTTTG